TCGTTAAGGTACAGAATGGATTTGAGTTAAATGAGATTCATGATGTAGATTTAAAAACAAATTTACCAGTAAACGGAGAGTTACTAGGATTTAACGGAACTCTTTGGGTAAACAAGACTATTGCTGGTTGGCTAGGATATACTCCAGCCAATGCAAGTGGAACTACTAACTATATTTCTAAGTTTACAGGATCTACTACTTTAGGTAACTCTCAGATCTTTGACAATGGAACCAATGTTGGTATAGGTACTACTAGTCCTATTTATAAACTTCATGTATCTAACAATGCAAATGGTTTTATTTCAAGATTTACTGGTGGAGCTTCAAGTGATGTCAATATTGGAATATTTGGATATACTGGTGCATTTGGTAGTATAGGTACAGAAAGCAATCACCCACTTAATATATTTACAAGTGGTACTGATAGAATGACTATTTCTACTAGTGGTAATGTTGGAATTGGCACTACTAGTCCTGCATATAAATTAGATGTAAAAGGAAATCTTAGTGTTGCTACTATGCCTACTACCAATACGGTTATGGCTGCTTTTATGAACGGTGCTACTGAAGGAATAGAATTTGGTCATACGGGGAGTAATGGTGTTTATGGAATTACAAATGCAAATTATATAGGCTCAAGTTATTTTGTTTCTGGTAGTTTTAGATCATTAGCATTTGTAACTAGTAATGCGGCTCAAATGGTAATTACTACTACTGGCAACGTAGGTATTGGTACTACTAGTCCAAGTCAAAAACTTGATGTAAGTGGCGTAACCAGCACACAGGGGTTGTATATCCCTGGACTATACACTTTTGGTCAAGCTTCAAGTGGTATTGAAATGCAATTAACGTCTGCATCATATAATGCCATTAGATTTTTTCAAGGTTCTGATTGGACTGGTGTAATTCATTCTTTTGGAAGAAGCTGGGCTGGAGGTGTATCTGTTGGTATGGTTAACATTGAGGGATATAATGGTGTTACAATAGGTGCATGGAATATCCCGACAGCTACATTTTTATCTTCAGGCAACGTAGGTATAGGTACTACTAGTCCATCTGATAAACTTCAAGTTGTAGCATCTACATACAACGGTATAACAATAACTACTCCCGATGTAGCAACATTTAAAATGAGGTCATCAAGTGGTGCTACCAGTTGGGGATTTGCAACAACAAACTTAGCAGCAAATGATTTTGGTATTTATCAAAGTAATTCTAGTGGTGGTGACCCAATTAATGCAGGTACAGCAAGACTTTATTTTAATGGCAGCGGTAACGTAGGTATTGGTACTGCTACTCCTGGGTATAAACTTGATGTAAGTGGTATAATAAATACAACATCAGCACCTGGATCTTATGGTACTATAATAAGAGTTAGAGACACAGTTACTGGTGGAACAGAGTCATTTGGGGGTGTGCATTTTACATCTTCTCCAGGTACTGATTATACTATAGGTAAATGGACAACTGCCGCTGGAGCTGGTTTATTACAAATAAGAGATCAAGCAGGAAACCAATTTGTAACTATTAACAGTTCAGGTAACGTAGGTATAGGTACTACTAGCCCGTCAGATAAACTACAGGTTCAAAATGGAAATTTAAGTTTATATTCTAATTCTTACGGTAATACTGGACTTATAAGGCATTTTGGAACAGATAGTTTAGAAAAGTATCAGCAAGGATTAACTACTGGAGGAGATTTCTACCAATACACATTCAGTGGATTAAATCATATATTCTATACAAATAATGGAAATGAAAGAATGCGTATCACCTCTGGTGGTAATATTCTTATGAATACAGTAGCAACCCCTACTACGGGAGGTTTTACAAATACTACGTTAAGCGTAAAACAAGTTGCTGATGGTCTATATGGGGGTGGTTTACACATAGAAGAAAATGCAACAACAAGTGTTGCGTATTTTGGATTTAATGGAAGCGTCTTTAACATAGGTACATCATACAGAACTACTGGCAATTATAGACCAATTGCTTTTTCTACAAACGGATCAGAAAGATTAAGAATAGATAATGCAGGTAACGTAGGGATTGGAACTACTAGCCCAACTTATAAACTTCAGTTAGAAAACGGAAGTCAATATATCGTAGGGGGCTTGGGAGCCATCAATAGTTCACCTTACACCTCAGCTAATCGATTAATATTTAATAATGATTATAATGATATTGCAAGAGGTCCAAATAAAATTACTCTTTATGATGGGAGTTGGTTAGGTGGTTTTGGTATACATAACAATACGATGGCCTACTATTCTGGGGGGGTACATGAGTGGTATCTAGCAACCAACGCTAGTAATCCAGCATCATTAATGACTCTTCTTGCAAATGGAAATTTAGGTATAGGTATTAGTCCTGCTACCAGGTTGAATATTTATGGTGTAGACCCTATATTCAGAATGTCTACTGCTGACAATTCAATGGATATAAAATACACTACCTCTGGTGGCGGTGCTGCACAAAGAATTAGTATTGGAGCTGGAGCATCAACAGAGCATTTGGTTGTATTAAATAGCGGCAACGTAGGTATTGGAACCACAACTCCTGCTACTTTATTAGACGTAAACGGAGTTATTACAGCAACAGGCGGAAACAGTACTAACTGGAATACTGCGTATGGCTGGGGTAATCATGCTTCAGCAAGTTATGTTCCTCAAGCAAGAACGCTTACTATTAACGGAACTAGTTATGACTTAAGTGCAAATAGAAGTTGGACTATAGCAACAACAACTCCAGGAGGATCTGATACACAAGTCCAATACAACAGTTCTGGAACATTGGCAGGAGCTTCTGCGCTTATTTACAACTCTACTACTAACAGAGTAGGTATTAACCAAGCTTCTCCAGGATATGACTTAGATGTAAACGGTCAAGTAAGAGTACAAGATAAACTAAGAATAGGAACTGGTAACGGAGTAGTACACATGTCTTCTACTGCTACTATTAATGCTAGTGCTACTACTATTGTTTGGGCTCAGACCGTAAGCGTAGGTGTGTGTGCTTTTATTGAGTACTACATTTTAAATAATAACTCACTTACAGACCAAAGAGCAGGTACAATTATAGTTACTTGGAATCAGTCAGGAACGCCTACAATTGCTCACACTGAAACAACTACACCTGATATAGGGTCAACTACTGCTATTAACTTTACAAGCTCTCTAGTGGGCTCAGATGCAAGAATTAACGCAGTAAACTCAAGTGCCAATCCTTATACGATGGTAATGAGTTATAAATATTTTTAATGAACATTGTTGGATAGTGAAAACAATAAAAAATGAGACAAGCTACAATTTACAAAATCACAAACCCTAATGGAAAAGTTTACGTAGGTAAAACTATGTGCTTGTCTACTAGGACTTCTTGTTACAGAAACGGTAACTGTAAGAAGCAACCATTAATTTACAACAGTATAAAGAAGTATGGTTGGGAAAATCATACTTTAGAAGTATTAGAAACATGTAATCCTAACTTACTTTCTACTAAGGAGATTGAGTATATTACTTTGTTAAATACTTTCCATAAAAACAATCCTTTAGGTATGAACATGACTGCAGGGGGAGATGGTACTTTTGGTAGAGTGGATACAGAAGAAACCAAATTAAAAAGAAGCAGTCATCACTTAGGTCAAAAAAGATCCGAGGAAACAAAAAAACTTATGAGTTTAGCAAAGAAAGGAAGGGCTCCAAAAAAGTCTAACTATGCTTGTTCTGAGGAAGCTAAAAAGAAAATAGCAATAGCTAATCAAAATAAAATCAAACCTGACACTTATAAGATGGCCTGTTTAAAGACTAGAGAAGAGAATCTATTAAAGAATCATGGTGGTATACTACAGATTAATCCACTAGATAATTCTGTAGTAAGGGAGTGGAAGACTACCATAAAAAACATAGCTTCTACTTTAAATTATGATGATAGTCATATAGGAAAGTGTATTCGTGGAACTAAGAAGTTAGCATACGGATTTGTTTGGAAATATAAATACTAAAACATGTCTAATGAATTTATCGTAAAAAACGGACTTATAGTAGGGGGTAACGTAGTTACCTCAGGAACTATTACTATTAATGGAGCTCTTGCAGCTACACAATCTTGGGTTACTTCTCAAGGGTACTTAACTTCTGCTAGTTTAAGCGGATATGCTACACAGTCTTATGTGACTAGTGCAATAGCTGCCTTAGTAGACTCAGCACCTGCAGCGTTAGATACTCTTAATGAGTTAGCAGCGGCTCTTGGTGACGATGCCAACTTCTCCACAACTATTACTACATCTATAGGAAACAAAGTTTCTAAGAGTGGTGATACAATGACTGGTAGTCTTTTATTTTCAGCAGTTGCTAATAATGTAAGATTAGAAAAGAGTGGTAGTTTTTTAAATCTTCTAGATACGTATAGTAACATTCACTTATACAATGGTGGAAATGGTATTTATATAGACTCTAATGTTCATTATTGGAGATCACAAGGTGCAACTTACTGGATGACATTAAATAGTGCTGGTCTTGGTATTGGTACTCAAAGTCCAGAAACAAAACTTCATGTTGCAGGCGGTAAAATTACATTAAAAGGAGGTTCTTCTACTGATCAACAGATAGTATATAACTATGCAAGAGAGTATGTAAACGGAATTTACAACAGTAGCGGACACTTTAGACTTCAGGATAATTCACTTGGTGGAACTGTATACCAGTGGGACGGAAGCACTTTTGCATTTCCTAATGGAAACATAGGTATTGGAACAACTTCTCCTGCAGGAAAATTAGATGTTAATACTGGTGGAACTAGCGGTTGGGATAGATTTGTTGTAACTAATACGACTTTGTGGGGAGATGGAGGTACTCAATACGTTACTATTGGAGCAGGTGGAGCAACAGGGATTATGATTTTTAATCCCCATGTAGTGTGGAATTCTGCATCTGGTACTGCTGCTTTAAGATTGGGAAGAAGTGGTGGAGTATCTGGTGGGGCATGGTATGAAGTTGGAACAGGAATAAACGACTCATTCTTTATTGCTAAAAATGGATATACAAATGGAACTCAATTTCATATTAATGCCGCAGGTAAAGTTTCTATAGGAACTACAGACACCAACTCAGACAAATCAGACTTTACTGTATACACTGGTTCTGGTGCAAGTATCGCTCTTACTGACGATCAAGTAAGAATGGGTGGTGCAGATGTTAACTGGGGTGTTGCGTTAAGATCATACGGTGCACTACAAACTTATGGACAAGTTTTAACTCTTAATACACAGGCTGGTAATTATGCAGTCAATGTTCAACCTAATGGAACAACAGTAGCACAATTCTACCAAGACTACTCTTACTTCCCAGGATTAGATTTTTCTATTTCTAGAGTAAATGGGGTTCATTCTTCTAATTATTTTAGGGGAGACGGTAGTCATCTAGTTATTGGTACTGGAGGAACTCTTTATCTTAACTATGCTAATACTTCTGGTACTACTTATATTTTTGGTACTACATATATTAACAATGAACAAGTAGCAACAAGGGCATGGGTAGGCGCTCAGGGTTACTTGACTTCGGTTTCAGATATATGGGTTAATACTACAGGTGATACCATGACTGGTAGTTTGTCATTTTCTGAAGCTGCTGTAATTAAAAAACGTTTTACTGCTAGTACAAGTAATCCCGTAAAAACAGCATCTGGAGTATTAGCTTCTCGTTCAGATAATAGTGGAGGGTCTACTTACTATATTATTGAGACTAATGTTCCACA